GTCATGGCAATCATAGCGATACCTATTTTCTAATACCCCGCAAGAGGTCAATAATAAAGAAAGCAAAGATGCTGACAGTAGGGCTGCTATTTTTTTCATATCAGTAACTATCCTACTCTTCTTTTTCTTCACGCAATGGAATTGTTAAAAGCCAGATAGCAGTAGCAATTAGTGTTGCCATTCCAACTACCTGCTGTGCTGTACCTGTAAGCGTAAGCCATGCAATAAAGAATCCAAGGAGTGTCCAAACTTGAGCAATACTTTCTTTAACTGCCTTCCAAAACCATGAAATAAAGCCTTTAACAATTTTTGTAAAAATTTTAAATATTTTTTTAATAATAGGAAAAGACTTTATGATGTATGCTTTTGGTTTTTCCATATTTATTTTTGGCATTTTGATGCTTGGAATAGATATTTTTGGCATTTTAAACTTTGGCATTTTAATGCTTGGCATCTTTATTTTAGGAATTACAACTTTAGGCATCTTTATCTTGCCTAAAATCACCTTAAATTTCTCTTTAACTTTATTCATAACCATCCTATTATAACCTCCTTATTGACATAACAGAACTAACAATGTTTGATACTATAATTACTGGGATTATGACTTCTTGAACCTTTTCTCTTTGGTCATCAGTCATATCCTTTCCCCATTCCGCTGGATTTAGAACCTTTTCAAAATCTATGTTTGTAATTGCTCCCAAAGGATCTGCTAAAAATGCCTCTGTCTGTACTTCTGTTACTGCATCTGCTAATGTAAATGGCATTGTGGTTTCTCCTGCATCCCCTGCTCTTTCTGCGAACTCAACAAATGCTGAGGCAAGTGCTGGGTTAGACTTCATCTGCTCAGCAATCTGTGCAACTTCTGAAGTTTTAATACCAAGGTCTTGTGCAACCTCTTGCTTTGCTTCTTGGGTCAATGCCCTCAGTGTTTGGCTAACTGCTGTGATTTGTTCTGCAGAAAGAGTAACTAACTTGTTATCTTTGCTTGTAAGGTTGGCAATAACATTAGATAGATCTTCTTCTGTTCCCGTTCCTTTTTCAGGAACAAGTGCTGCTAAGACTTCATCAGTAATTTCTACATCTGGTTCATTCCAGGAGTTCTCTTCTGGCTTTGGATCTGGTCCAGGCTCTGGAGAGGGTTCTGGAGCAGGCTCTTCAGTTGGTTCTGGGGTTGGGGGTTCCTCTGGGGTAGGCTGGTCTGTAGGGTCCACGGTAGGCTCTGGAGAAGGCTCTGGTGTAGGAGGCTCTTCTGCTGTAGGTTCAGGGCTTGGTTCTGGTGTAGGAGGCTCTTCTGGTGTTGGCTCTGGACTTGGCTCAGGAGTAGGTGGCTCTTCAGCAGTTGGTTCAGGACTTGGCTCTGGGGTAGGCTGATTGGCTGCAGCGTTTGCTGCTGCTTGAGCAATGGCAGATTGAATTTCTCTTTGTGATTGTTCGTCATAGTAACGCCATGCGTTATCAATTGCACTATTGAGATTATTAATTGCTTGCTCGTATCCATCTTCAGCATTATTTTTATTTTGCAATGCCGTTGCAACATTTAAAACTGAGTTGTTATATTCATTTGTTTTATTAGTTAGTGTTTGATTGTAACCATTTAATGTTGAAACTGCTTGATTATAAACATTTAGTTTGTCATTATATACATCTTGTGCTGAGTTCTTTGCAGCAAGTGCGTTGTTGTAGGCGTTTGTTTGTTCTTGGGTTGGTCCTGATCCAGAAGAAAATGTATTAAGATTACAACTAAAATTTTGTCCCCAGACTCTTGGATTTCCAGCATAATCACATCCTGCTCCAGTCCATCCACCAGGTATAGCCCAGCCAAGATGATAGGAACCTGGTCCTCCACCGTTATACCACCATATTTCTACATCTAAAGTTTTGTCTTCACTAACATCATATACGGGAGAGTAGTCACTCCAAGTTGTCCCCTGCTCTACCCAGTTGTTAACGGCAAGTTGGCCATCTATATACATTCTAAAACCATCATCTGTATATCCCGCAAAGTAGGTTTGTGTAAACCATGAAGGAACTGTTATCTGTCCAGTAAATTTAACTATAAAGTTTTCGTATCTATTACCGCAAACTGGACGAGTCATATAGTTTCCATTTATTGTTCCACTACATAAGAATTGATCTGTGGCTGCAAGCCCATTAACTCTAATTAGACTATAAACATCGTATGCCAAACCAGCAGAACCAGCACTGTCTAATGCTTGCTGAGCGTTTGAAAGATTAATGTTGGCTACTCCAAGTGCATCGTAGGCATCATTTTTATTGTCTAAAGCAGTGGCTACTGTTACTGTTTGTCCGTCTACTGCTGATTGGGCTAAGTCTTTTTCTTCAAGTGCCGTTGCTTTTAGGTCAAGGGAGTTGTCATACAGGTCAGAGGTCTGAGTCTGGGTTTCTTTTGCAGATACGGCAAGGTCATACTTATCTTCTGCCTCTTCAATTAGGGATATAAATTCATCCTGGTATCCAAGGTCGTCTACGCTGTCGTTTAGTTCTTGTATTTCTTGGGCTGCAATCGTTAGTGGGTCGTCTGAATTAGCCTCTGTTGGTGCTATAAATAACCATCCAAAAGCAAGTAAAATAACCGTAGATATACGCAAGAGTTTATTCAAGTGGTGGACTCTCCTCTTGCTTATTATATCAAATTATTCAGTTAGACATAATAATATAACAAAAAAGGGAGCCAAATTAATGGCTCCCCTAGTTGTTGGATTAATTACTTAACGTACTTAACCTTAGCCTTTGGATTCTTTGCATTCCACTGCTTAGCAAGTGCATTGAAAGCATCCTTGATTGACTTAAGTGCTACAGCATTATCTGCTGTTAACTTAGCGATACTTGCATCCTTAGCAAGGACAACTGCATCGTGTGCAGCCTTTGCATCAGCAAGAGCCTTTACAGAAGCAGCCTTTTCTGCTGCAAGAGCAGCATCTGAAGCAACCTTAGCAGCAGCAGCATCTGCAGCAGCCTTTACGACTGCAGCATCTGAAATTGCCTTAGCAGCGAGTGCTGCATCCTTTGCAGCCTTTTCAGCAGCAAGTTCTGATACTAGATCACGAACTGCGATCTCTGCAAACGGTGCAAGTGCACGAGCAGGAAGACCAACTACATCTGCAGTTGTTGCATCAGATGATGTTGTAGGTGAGAATGTGATTAGTGATCGTGTTCCAGTTGCTGGAAGTGTTGCAACAAACTTTGCAACTCCAAAATCTGAAAGTGTAGCACCAGTTGTGACTGTTGCTGTATCCATAACTGCTGTTGAAGCAAACACTGTTGCAGTGATTGACTTAGCAGATACCTTGTTACCAAATGTATCTGTTGCAGTTACTGAGATGTCTTGCTTTGTACCAGCAGCACCAGCAGAAGGAGCAGATACTGTAAGAGTATTAATCTTGCCAGCAGTTCCCTGTACGTAGTAGGTAAGTGTTGTTCCCTGATTTGTGATTACAACTGTACCAATTGCTGTTGTCTTTGTATAGACATAAAATGTTGCTGTTGTTCCTGTACCAGTTGCAATTGTCAAAGATGAAGATCCTGACGTTGCTCCTACTGGTGCAGCAGTTGTGTGTAGTGCAGACACGATTGTTGCATTTGTTGCTACTACAGAAACGTTTGTTCCAACATCAACTGTTGCTACAAACTTTAGTGCATCTGCAGCATCAACTGTGTTGTCTGCAGGTACTGGCAATGATGCAGGTGTTGCGATTGCTGAGGCTGTTGTGTTAGCCGTTCCAGCAAGATCTACAGCAACTGTCATTACAGCAGCGTTTGCAGGCGTTGCTACCATTGTGCCCAATGTCATGGCTGCAACCATGGCAAGAGCGATCTTCTTAAATGAATTCATTTTTCTCCTTGTTTGATTAAATTAATTTGTATTCATCTAGGAAATCCTTGATATCTTCAGGAATTTCCCTAGTTTCTAATTCTACCATATCCCTTTGCTTTTGTGCAAGTCGGGATGCAGTAGACCAGGTATGGATCTCAATTTCTAGGTTGGAATCCTTACTGGTATGGGATATTGCTCCAAATACCGCCCCACAAACGGCATCTGCTAAGTCCTTAGATTTCTTGCGTGGGTGGTCAACTCTGTTATTTCTCATAATCTTGAGTTCACTCATCTCTTCAAGCAATAAAGGAATCATTGGCATAGCAACTCTTTCTTCATATATCATCATTGCTAAATCTTCATAGTGTTTTTTAGCAACAGAAACAGTATCAGTTCTTATTCCAACAGCCTTTAATTCATTTTGAATATCAAAAGACTGCCATCTATCAAACGATACCATTCCAATATTAAATCCTTCTCTGCGAAGGTTTTGTATCCATAGTTTTACCTCAGATAGGTTAACTGGGCCTTCTACCTTTGGCTCCCACCAAGCAACGGCATCAACAATAACAACTGGTGCCACCTGCTGGTAATCTTTAATAACCTGAATATTAACCCACTTATCAACATGTGCAATTGCTACTGCACACTTGTCATGCTTTTGTGCAAGGTCAGCATGAACATAATAAGTTTTATCTGGATCTGGCTTAAAGCCTGGATCAAATCTTCTATGACTATCCACAGGATTTCTTAAGGTCATACATCTTTCTAGTTTATCTTTTTGCTTAAAGAAAGCATCAGATGAATATGTCGGGGTACAAAGGAAGCGCATCATTGCATCTCCCATATCTTTAAAGAAAGACATTTTAAAATCTTCAATACTTCTAGTAGGGTTTACTTCCCATGTAGGTCTTTTTAATGCATATACCTTTGGTATTTTATATGAAACAATATGGTCTTCTTCCCATACAATTTCAAGTTGATTACTTGAATCATCATGTGGTAAATCGGGATTAATTATATAGGTGTGTCTACGTTCTATTACATCTTTATCCATGATTACATCGTCATACCGCTTTGAAATAAAGTCACCCTGATATCTTGGGAAAGAAAGTAAAACAACCTTGCCTAGGTCTGGGAAACGAGAATCTACTGTACCGCTAAAGGCTTTATAGATATTTTCAGCAGTCTTTCCTTGATCATTTCCAGTACCTACCTCAGATGCAAACCCAGAAATTTCATCAAGGACTGCCATGAGTAAGTTCAAACCCTCATGTGACTCACGCTCTGAGTGTCCAGAATAAACAGTAATTGATTTATCAAACTCAACGCTGTCTGCTTTTGGATTATACTTGCCTGCAAACCATGGAGATCTTTCAATCTTGCTTTTAAAACCTTTGAAGAAAACGTTCTTAGCCTGTTGAGCGTTTACTGCAACGTTAATAATATCTATAGCGTCTCCGCTTGGCTTTCCAAAATATCTGGCAGGGTCTTTAAGGCAAAGTAACTTATAAACAACATAAGCACAAGCAACAGTGGAAACAAAATCTTTGCCACTACCTTTGCCCAACTGTAAAATGATTTCGTTTTTTGTATATTTTGCATAATATTTGCTACCTTCTACTGATCCCATTAACTCTTCTAAGTCTTCTTTTTTATAAATCTGACTCATAGCCTCAACAATGTCGTATTGAATATCAGATAATGATGGCTGCCCAAGAAAATCTGGAGACTCAACAAATGTCTTTGCGTCTACAGGTATTTCGTCAAAGTTGTTTTCCTTAAGTACTTCTAGGAAATCATTGAACATCGTGGACAACTGTTATTACCTCTCCCTCTTTTGCAATAGAGGAAAGTCTTTGCATAATAATGTCACGTACCTCTGGATGAGATGAAGCAATATCTCTTAGAATTGCAACAAGAACCTCTTGTCTTTTTTCAATCGCAACCATTTCTTCTGCAAGTTCTTTGTTCTCAAGAAGCCCAGCCTTTTGAAGCATATCAATACGCTTGGACTCAATATCCATAACTAGTTTAATTGCTGCAGTCTTTGCACCAAGATTATTAGTCATTGACGCTTCATCAATAACTTCATATGATTTTGATATAAGTTTTGTATAGTGTGTGTCTGCTCCTACTAGTGCTTCTTTAGCACGAGCACGAATTGCTGAGTTGTCTGAGGCCATAGCCTTCCACTCATTGATAAGCGTGACGACACGAGTGCGTGGAATATCCAATTCTTTTGAGATAACTGTTGGGTCATTACCCTTAAGGTATTCAGAAACTACTGTATTTACCTGATCAAGGTGCTTAACTAGGTCTTCTTCAGTTGACATTATACTTACCCTCTAGTCTATTAATTTCATCCTTGATATAAAAGATTGCTTTTTCTAAATCTTGAATAGTCTTTGACTCATCCTTAAGTCCTGCTCTCCACAAATACTTAAAGGCATTACCAATATTAAAATTACGATGACGAGTAATTTGTATGCACTCTACGCCAGAAGGATCTGAGACATAGTGAGACGGATGATTGACTTGATCAACCGTAATATGTAAATTATCGCTCATCGCTTACTCTTCCTTAATCCAAATTTTGCAAGGTAGACATACACTGTTTCCACTGTACAGCCACACTCCTTTGCAATTTCCTCTGGAGTCTTTTTATCTAATACGTAGCGCTTACGCATGTAGACTTCTGATGTATATAGTTTACCAGCCATAGTGTTATTTGTCAACCCCTAAAGCCTTATCCCAGTTATGAATAGCCCAATGCCCAATACCAGCAGCATCAGCAACATCATAATCTTCTATATTCTTATCATAAATAATGTCAAGTAATTTAGTTGTTCTTTTCTTTCTAAAGTCACGTTCATACGCCTTATACCAAGACAAAGACTTTCCAGGATTTATTACTCTTACCTGTAGTTGTTCTTCTTTAGATAGTTTCTTATTACCTAGATAGTTTTGCCATGTTATTGGAGATACCTTGCCTACCGTTTTAATACCGCACATAGCCGCTGCACCTAGCAGTGCACCCTGCACAAGAGCAAGATCTGCTGCAGTCTTAGGGCTGTTCATAAAAACAGTATGTTCAATAACAATAGCATCTACCTCAATGAACTCACTAAAGAATGCTCTAGTTTTAACTGCAGCATCCCCCACTTTGGAATAAATATCTTTGCCTTCAAAATTAATCTTGCCAACACTATCAAGTTTGTCATTAATGTAAATAGCAAAGGCAAGGCTATTTGTGCTTGCATCAATTGCACAAATTCTGCTTGGTTTAGTTTTGTTCATAATCAAAAAACCCCTTTACCTCTTTTAACATTTTTGCTACTGCTTTTTCACTAATATTACAATTAGAACAAAATCCAGAGTCATTGTATATGGATAGTTGTACTCCACATCCACCAAGACATCTTCTTGTCTTGCCTAAACGCTTTTGTCTTTTAGTTACTTGATATCTTTCAGCAATCTTTTCTTTTGTAGAAAGGTCTCTGCACTCTTCGCTACAATAAATTTGATAACTTACTTTTGGTTTAAAATGATTTTCACATTCAAACCTGCTACATCGTTTCACTCAATTCCTCCAGAGATGCAATCTTAATAACTCCCGCCTCTGTTTTGTCACAATCTGACTTAAGCGGACAGTTTTTGCAAATCTTTGAGTTTGCTCTATAGTTCTTCATTGGAAGTTGTTGATCTTCCCAAGCCTTGCGAACAACTCTCATCCATTCAAATGCTTGATCAATCCAATTAATATAATTTTCATTGATGGCAACTGGTATTGCAAGAAGTTCATGGTTATTCTTATTCTCATATACAAGAACACCTCTAGCCTTTTTAAGAACCTTCATATAAATCAACAACTGAATTACGTGTCCAGTCTTTGGTTTATTTGTTTTCTTACGATATTCAAACACCTGTTCATTTGTTGTCTTTACTTCAACAACAACTTCTTCGTCTTGCCATTTAACAAGACCATCGACCTTACCATAAATCGGAGGATCTGATTCACGCAAATCAAACTCTGTATCAATAAGAATTCCAGAGCCTGCAAATGCTTTTCCAAGAATACGATCATGAGAGATAATACCATTGGTCATATTTGCTACATCATATGGAGTGTTGTTGTCTTCAAAGTTTGCACCTTGAAATGCTAGGTACCAGTACCTTGGACATTCTCCATGGCCATATGCAATTGTAGAAGGACTAAAAGATTTTTTAGTTTGAAACTTTGTACCACGATCTGCTAGGTAGCCGTTCTGAATAGTCTCAACAAACTTCTCTGTCTCAAATGTATCGTTTTCTGTTGTAGGCTTAAGCATAATCTGTTTTAATAAATTTTTTGTCATTATATTCCCTTGTTTATATAAGTATAGCAGGTTAGCGCATTATGTACTTAAGTGCCGATACTAAATCATTGATTGCTTCTGCTGCTGTATAGTAAATGTTTTTCTTTGCTCTGTCGCTCTTATCTACATTAGTTAGCCAAGTAGCCTTAAATGACATTTTTGCTGCAATAGCCTGTAGCCTTACAATTTCAAGGCTTGCTACATGAGGAGGGATATCTGGTTTAATAATTAACTTAGCAATCATTGTAAGGGCAATAGTTAATTCTTCGTCTTTCATATAGTCTGCAATTTCTGCTAGTCCATTAACCATATCAATGGTTGTCTTTTCTTGTTCATTCTGCTGTGTCATTTTTATACCCTTCTGTTAACTGCTCAAGCATTTCTACTTCTATTACCGCCAGCCTTACCTTGGCATTTCCCTCACCAAGCACCAGGAATATTGCTGGATCGTTTCCATTTCTAACAGCATCTGTTACTGCTTTTGCCCAAATGTCTTTGTTTACTGTGATACCTTTTGGATATTCCTTAAAATCAACTGTAAAATTTCTCCAAGTTGCATCACCTTTGTGTGTATTACGACCAGAGTTTTTGTGCTGCTTAGCACCAATTCTCTTGCTCTCTGATCTTTCACTCATCTTCAAAATCCTTTTTCTTTTTTTTCTTTGCAAGCAATGCAACTCTTGATATGTGTTTTCTAGAACACATCCATGTAACATCTCCTGTTTCATACCAAAATCTTGCAGCAGTTAAATCTTCTTTGCATTTTTGGCAAATAAATTTACCAGGAACTGGAAGGAATTTTTCTTCAGCCATTTGCCAACTTTGATCTAAGGCTATCCTGTAGATCTAGGTCTTCCTTTACTCTGTTAATAAATCCTTCTCTGCCTTGAACCTTTGTGCCATCTTCAAGTTGATACCAAGCACCAGTGCGGGTAACGAGACCAGCGAGTTCTGCAGTATCCACAAGATCACCAATAGTGTCAATACCAACTTCATCTCCTCTAAAATAAAAATCATACTCACCAGACTGAAATCCAGGTGAAGTCTTTGAGAATTGCAGTTCCCATCTTACCTTTCTTCCAATCTTTTCTTCAATTAGTTTGTCTCCGACTTTAATCTTGCCCTTGATGGCTTGATTGTCTGACTCTGAAGAAAACAGTTTAATAACTGTAGATGAGTAAAACTTAGTAGCCTGACCGCCAGTAGGTTGCTGGCTTGTATACATAGCGCTAATATTATTACGTGATTGTGAAATTAAAACAAATAGTGTTGGCTTAACCTTATTGTTTGCATAATTAATCATCTTCCATGCATTTGAAAAGTCACGAGACTCAGCACCAATTTGCTTTGTATTTTCTAATTGCTTTAATTCATCTGAATCTTTTTCAAAATAGATTGCTGGTAGAAGTGACGTAATACTATCTACAACAACCATGTCTACACCAGCATTCATTAGACTAGTTCCAATATCTACCATTTCATTAATAGTCCTGCATTGTGAAACAATTAGTTTTGATGTGTCTACTCCAAGACTTTCTGCCCACTTCTTGTCATATGACATCTCAGCATCAATCCAAGCACAGATCTTTCCTTCTTTTTGTGCAAGACCAATCATCTGTAGGCACAAAGAAGACTTTGCAGAAGACTTTGATCCCCAGATAAGAACCTGACGACCATATGGTAGACCACCATTTAAAGCCTTATTAAGACCAAAACTAGGAGTTGCTGCGTACTGTGTTGCTGGAATTGTGTCTCCAGCCATTACAGTCTTGCGTAGTTTTGGATTTAGTTGTGCTAAAACATCTTCTACTGTAACTACCATTAAAATCTTACCCCATGCTTCTTTGGTCTATTAGAGTTCTTTTCCATTTTTTCTTTAATTGCTGTATCTAAAGATTTAGTCATGTATCCTGCTTCTACCATTCCTGCGTATAAGTCTAGGGTGCGAATAATAATATCTGCAAACTCATCTGATAGTTGGCCTGGATCCATCTCTTTTCTAAGTGCTTCCATAGCCTCAACAACCTCAGAGACAATCATCATCATTTGTTTAGTAACAAATATTTCATCTGCTGTACGATCCCAGAAGCCTTTTTCTACTGCATTCTTGTGTATCTTTACTGCTAAATCATCAAACATTTTCCACCTCATCCATTATAACAGTGCCATCCTTTGTCTTTCCAAACTTAAACTTGTAAACATTTCCTGCTTCAATTGTCATGTATGCTCTAGCAAATGATGTTGGAAATACAGTAATTGCATGTAGTTCTCTACCAGAATCTGCTAAGGTTAGTGAAGCCATCTTCTTTCCAGTCTTTGTAATTCTTGGTTTAAAAGATACAACAAAGTGCTCACCTTCTTTAAATGGTAACATCTTATAGTTTAAGAACTTAACAAGTGCATCTTTGGACTCTTTGACTTCATCTGCTGGAACCGCAGACACGATTCTATTATCATTAACTAAAGCAATATACGTTCTTCCAGCCTCAATGGTTGTATTCTCATCATCAAAAATACCAACAGATCCAGTTTTATCTAACAACTCTACCCTTGACCAGCCTTTGCTTCTCTTAATAGATTTTATCATACCCATAAGAATAAAGGCTCCCTTTTCTTCATATTCTTCAACATCATTTAAATATGCATAGTAATGTTGTGGGATAGATGTATTAAACTCGGGTAGGTTTAAATACTCATATAGGTTTTCTTTTACTTCATTTGCATTAGCAGGATTATCTGTAAATGTTAATGCTCCTACCGCCCTCATTGCATTAAGTGCACGAGTGTTTACTCCATTGCCCTTTGTAAAAGTAAAGTCTTCTACTTCTTTGTATGTTTTAAAAGGACGGGCCTGGATATATCTTTCAGCGATAGTATCAGAAATAAACTTGATAGCAGATAGGCCAAAACGAATACCCTTTCCTTCAATCTTGAAGTCTTTGTCTGAATCATTAATATGAGGCAACTTAACTGGTATGCCCATTCTTTTAGCCTCAATTAAATACTCTGTTCTAGTATCTTTATCTTTTTCATTTTTAAGCAATGCAAACATAAACTCTAGAGGATAGTGATACTTTAACCACGCCGTCCAATACGAGAGCGTAGAGTAAGCAACCGCATGAGACTTGTTGAACGAGTATCCCGCATGTGCTTCAAAGTCATGCCATAAATCAAGAGCCTGATTGGGAGCAATATAGGCAGAAGCACCTTTGATAAACCTGTCTTTGAACTCATCAAACTCTTTAGCATCCTTTTTCTTTCCAATGATCTTTCTAACTTTATCTGCTTCCGACATGGACATACCGCCAAGTTGTACGCATGTTTGCATAACTTGTTCTTGGTAAAGAATGCAGCCATAGGTATCCTCCGTAAATTCTTTTAATATTGTATGAGTATAGTCGATGTTTTGACGACCATGCTTACGTGCAATATAATCTTTTCCAATAGTGTTCATGGCACCAGGACGAACTAAAGCATTTGATGCAGCCAGTTCTGATAGATTTTTAACACCCATCTTAATTAGGAGATTTGTATATGGTGCTGCTTCACACTGAAAGATACCTTTTGTGTACCCGTCAGAAAGCATTTGATAAACATTCTTATCATCCATGTCTATCTCTAGCAGGTTAATCTTTTTCTTATCTCTTTCTTCAATCATGTCAAGAGTGTCTTTAAGAACACTGAGAGTTTTTAGTCCAAGAGCATCAATCTTGATTAAACCAATCTTCTCTGCTTCTTCCATGTCTACCGCAACCACGGGAATGCGAACATCACTGCCAGTAACAGAGCGTGTTTCTAGTGGAGCATACTTAAAGATTGGATCTTTACTGGTAACTACACCAGCAGCGTGAATACCAGTTCCTCTAATGCGCCCACGCAATTGATCTCCATATACTTCTACTTCAGGATACTTCTCTCTAAACCATGCAGCATTTCTAGAACCACAGTAGTCGTCCCATGTATCAACTGTTTTTAAAACTTTGTTTACGTCAGGCAAAGGAATGTTTAGGGCTCTTGCAACATCTCTAACAACACCCTTATCTTTAAATTGAAGGAATGTAGCAATAGAGGCAACATGTCTGTACTGTCTAACTAGATAGTCTTTAACTTCATCTCGTCTTGAATCTTGAATGTCTGTATCAATATCAGGAAAGTCATTACGTTCTGGATTGATAAATCGGAAGAAAAGCAATCCATGTTTAATTGGATCAATATCTGTAATTCCAAGTGTATAGCAAAGCAATGAGCCAGCAGAAGATCCACGCCCTGGACCAACCATGATATCTTCTTTCTTTGCCCAGTTAAGCATGTTACGAACTACAAGAAAATATGGAGCAAAGTTTTTATTGTTAATGATAGTTAATTCTTCATCTAATCTGTCAAGGTAGTTTTGCTTGTCTGCCAAGCCACGTTCTTTAAGACCTTCTAGTGCAAGTTTCTTTAACTCTTCACCTGGCTTTGGATATTGAACTGGAAGAAGGTTTAAGCCTTCTTTAATGTCATAATCTTGTACCTTGTTGGCAATCTCTATTGTTGAAGTAAACATATCTTCACGATCAATACCCTGCTTTAGCATTGCATCTTTCATTTCTTCGTATGAAAGTAGATGAATATCAAACTTATTAAAACTCATCATTCTATTAGCACCATATAGGTAATCAAGTCTATCCATAAAGGATTCTTTTTTCTTTGACTTCTCATATGTTGCATCTTTTTCTAACTTAGCATGAGTATTGAGAATAAGCATTAACTCTTGAATTTCTTTCTGACTGGAGTCAGAGTGATGGCAGTCTGGTGTTACAACAATCTTAATCTTCATTGCATCGGCAAGTTCAATAATTCCTTTATTGATTTCTGCAGAGTTATGTGGCATTACCTCAATATAGTAGTCATCACCAAACTCATCTTTGAACCATTGCATATGTCTCTTTGCGGTTGCTAGTTCACCTAATTCTACCGCCTTGGCAATCCAACCACTAAGGCAGCCAGATGTAACTATTAGACCTTCTTTGTATTTCTTTAATACATCAAAATCAAATCTTGGCTTACTAAAGAAACCTTCAGTCCAAGCAATTTCATTAATCTTATTTAGGTTTTCTAAACCTGTTTGATTCTTAGCGAGAAGAACTATATGATGATAGTTTAAGTCAAGAGGATCAGTACGTTCTGCCTTTGCTCTCTTGTCATTCATATCTCTTGTCATATAGCCTTCTACGCCAAGAATTGGTTTGATGCCCTTTGCTTTTGCAATACGGTGCAGTTCCCTATGCCCAGATAAAGAACCATGATCTGTGATAGCCAATGCTGGCATACCAAGTTCAACTGCTCGGTTAACGTATTCTTCTGGAGTAGCAACACCATCCATTAAGGAGTAGTGTGTATGGACATGCAAACCTACGTAATTCATCTATTACCAGTCGATATTCGTACTGGTTACAGATGGAGTATCAAATCCAAAGTAGAATGCTTCTTGCTCTGGATAAGGAACTTCACGGACAACCTTTTCTAGGTTGAAGAACTCATAGCCATCCCATTTGAATGGCTCAGAGTCAGGTATGCTTGGAATTAATGTGTAGTTGGTTTCAGTTCCCTGACCATTACGCTTTAACTTCCACTGTAGATTGGATACGCTTCCTGTTTCAAGTGCGTATTCACGAATTGTGTTGAATGCTGATTGCTTACTAATGCCCTGTGACCACACGGCGACATAGGCTTCTTCTGTTCCGTCATCAACAAGAACGTTTGTGTAGAAACGCAAACGTGCTCTCCAGCCAGATTTAGGCTCTTTACGAGCCATCTCACAGCCAAAGCAACGACCCTCAGACTCCTGAGTACATGCTGCTTTGCGCTTATAGTCCTTTGGATTTGTATGCTCTGAACACACAACTGCTAGACCACGATCTTCATTATAGTTTGCTGAGTCTGCATCTAACTCATTAACAAAACGAATCTTTGCTGCTTGTCCGTCTGCTAACTTAACCCAACGAACCTTTGTTCCTGTACCTTCGTATTTTGGCTTGTCGACTAGGGCGTTTATATTTTTTAATCCCTTTACAATAGTCATGTTTCTCCTTATATAAGTGTTTTATTATTTTAGCATAGAGTCAATAACATTGTCAAACTGGAACTCAAGAGTTCTAATTTCATCATCTGTCATATCGCCTATGTCTTTATATCTTTTGTCTGGTCTAATAATTGTAACTAAGTTACCCATCTTTTCAGTAAGTTTCTCAGACATAATCATTCCAGCATCATCATTGTCTGCTACTAATACGACACCTGTAAAGTACCGTTTCAAAAGTTCAATCTGGCTTGATGAAACATTTGCCCCTAGGGTAGCAACCGCAGGGAAACCTACTTGATCTAATCTTATCGCATCAAAAGAAGATTCTACAACATAGACTATCTTTGATGCTTTTACTCTGTGAAGATTAAAAAGTATCTTGCTTTTTGGAAGTCCTGGAGTATTCTTAAACTCTTTGCCTTCAATTGTTCTTGCAACAAAACCGATAGACATTCCATCTGGAGATTGCATAGGAATAACAACTGAATCTTGTTTTTCAGAATAACCTAAATCAAATTTTATCACAGATTCTCTTGTAAGTCTACGACCTTCAAAATATGTCATTGCTCTTGGAGAATCTAATGCTTGTTTGTTTAGTCTTTTAATAAGCAACTCATCATACTGAACAAAGTCAGGAATTTGATGTAATGCTCTATTAATAACTGCTTCAATATCTGTTTCTGTTTCTTTGCTTTTTATAAATCTAACTGTTTCAAAATATGTTCTACTTGTCATATGCATAATTAACTCAACAAGACTTCTAGTTGTTTGACAACCAAAACAAAAGAATAATCCAGACTCTTTTGAAACTTCCCCTGCTGGAGTTCTATTATTATTATGATAAGGACAAAAAATTATATAATCAGTTCCATACTCAGCCTCAATGTCAATTCCTGCTCCAGTGAGCACTCTATGTATTTGCTGCGTTGTATATAACTCTTTAGCCATTTTTGTCTTCAAAGTCCTTATATCTGTAATAGCCCTTATCAAAGTCTGCTTGTACTAGGAAGTCTCCCATAAAACCATTACGGTTCTTTCTAAATGCACATTCAATAATATCACTATTGGTACCACGACCAAGTGCTAAAACCCAGTCAGCATCATATGCAATCTGTCTAGACCATGCAGTTTGACCCAATGTTGGAACTGTGCTTAAATCTTTTACATCATCAGGTGTTGCAGATGATATAGCCATAATGGGAACTTCTTCACTAATAGCCATAAGTTTAAGTTCTCGTGAAAGGTTCTTCATTCGTACCGTTTCATTATCTGACTTTTGATTTGGACTCATCAACTGCAAGTAGTCAACAATAACAAAGTCAGGCTTGTACTGATCAATCTTTCCACGAATAACTGAAGGAGTTACTTCTCCACCTTGATCATTTGAAATAATGTGAAAGTGTGGTTTTCCTTGAAGTTTGCTTTCGTGCCACTTCTTTAACATGTCAAGTTCAACATCTCCATTAGAAAGTTTTCTGTGTGACCAAAGACCTTCACCCATAATAGTAAAAGCACGATTTCTAACTTCTGTTTCTGACATTTCAAGACTGATGATTAGTGGAGTCTTACCCTGCTTCCATGCTTGTACAGCAAAGTACAAAGCAAGCCATGACTTTCCAATACCTGGATAAGCAAGAAACACACCAAGTTGTCCTGGCATAATTCCAGAAGGCAAGTAGTTATCAAATCCTGGAAGACCAGTTTTGATTCCAATATGACCTAGTTCTTGTTGCTTCTTTACATTTTCAAAATACGCAATCGCTGAATCAATGTCTGTAGCATCAATGTCACGAATTGCAGATGTATTTTTCTTTAACTCAGAAGTCTTCGTGATTAGTTCTTCTAGGGCTTTTGATCCTTCTCCCTGTTGAATCTCAGATGCAGCATTACGAATAATATCTTTTAGGCTGTCATTTAAGTATTCTGTTTGTAACTCATCAAGATGATGCTTGGTTGCCCCAATACCCTCTGCTGGTGTAAAGTCTCTAAACTTTTCAACAACCAAGGATGTTGGCGGAACAGTTCCATTTGCTTCAGAATAGTTTCTGATAAAGTTCCATACATCGTTATGCGTTCTAAGAAGATTTTCAACATTTGCTTGAAGGAGTACGTGTACCTGCTTATCTGATAAAACTGCAGTGATTAATTTTGCTTCTGTATTATTCACCCAGCCACTCCTTTGCTCTAGCCCTGCGCTCTGTTCGCTCTTTGTCATCTTGTTCTTTATCAAGTTTACCATTAAGAATTTTTTCTGCATTGTATGCAAAGAAATTCCAAGTAGGGTCTTGTGCAATACTAAAGTAATAATCTAATAAGTCATAGCAAGCAGGAAGTCCGTAGGATTCAACAAGTGCATCTGATGCCCACTGCTCAACGTTTAAATTGAGATTAGACTTTTGCTCGTATCTCTGCAAGTAAAGTTTATTGTAGCGACTGAGCAAAGCCATTCGGTCTTTGCGTTCAGCCACTTTACTCTGCTACGATCTCGGCTTTTGCTTCGTTTACTTTTTCAATTACCTTATTTTCAACGAATGCATAGACTCTGTCCATTGCTTCGTTTGTGGTTTCACCCTCACGAGTATAGTCAACAACACCAAGATCAACTCTTAGTGATTGAAAATTTCCTAGATTAAGTGTGTACCCAAGTGTTGCAGATACCTTTGTGTTTTGTCTTTCAATAACGTTCTCTGTAATTTCTTCCACCATTGCCTCCATTAATTGATGCTCTCATTCCAAACTGGAATAAATCTACCATCTTCTGTTCTCGTATAAACCAGTATACCATCGCCAGTTCTTCGTGTCAACTCCTGACTTGTAGGAGTCATGTTATTAGTTATTAAATTATCTTTTCTTGGTCTTCCAATATGTATACTTGCA